TTAAAGTAGTCATCTATAATTTATAAAAATATTTTTTTTCTGATTAAGAAAAATTATCTATATTTTAGTTAATGGTGAAAAAAATCCCTAAAAAATATGTTCCTGCTTCACTCACAAAAGCAGACAGAGAAAAACAAATTAAAAGCATTAAAGAACAGAAACCACGACCTAAATTAAAAAGTTTTCAATCTAAAAGAAGTAACCACGTTATAAACTTTGAGAAAAAATACGGAGTTAAAATTACTAATAAGAAATTTATTAATGATAATTTATTATCTTATGAAGGTCAGAAACAAGTAATTAAAAAAGGTATGGCCGCTTATTATACTGGCGGAAGTAGACCTAATCAAACTTCGGCTTCATGGTCTTTGGCTCGTTTGGCCTCTGCTTTACTAAAGAAAGGCGCTTTTAAAGTTGATAAAAATATATTTAAAAAATATGGTAAAGGCGCTTTAAAAAAAGCAGCTGAAAAATTATAATTAAACTAATCCAGCCACAGTCGCCAAACCAGAACGGGCGGAGGTATCGATACCTCCGACGGCGATAGTTCCCATTGACCTTACCTGTTCTCCTACATCTGTTTCTTTTTTTTCTTCTTCTTTTCGTGTTTTATGTTCTTTAAATAAAGCGTGGAAAATCTGAGCGACCCCTGCGATTTCCCCTATTACTGGAACAGCATCCAAAGCGGCGCCCGCCACATCGAAACCTACTTTTTCTGCGATTTTTACTCCGGCATTCTTTAACATATTTTCACCTGCTTCTTTTATTCCTTGTAATCCCGCCTTCGCTGCGTCCCCTACTCCGTCTAAAGCACTGCTGGCGGTTCTACTGGCGGCGTTCGCCACATCGTCTACCTCTCCTGACGCATTATTGGCCACGTTATCTGCGACTTCGTCTGTGTCACCTTTAGGGGCGTTAGGGTCCGGTTTATCCAATCCTGATTTGGCCCTTCGAGCGTCACTTTCTGCCTTTACTTGTTCTGCGAAGTCGGCGTTTTGTTTATCAAGTTGACGCTGAAAAGAATCTATTTCGGGGTTTCCGCTTCCTCCTCCTGTTATTTCTTCCGTTTCAGGTTCGACACCGTCTGTCTTCGCTGGTTCCTCTTTTACTGGTTCTTTACTTATATTCTGTCCTTCTTCTTGAGTATTTGGAGTATAAGTAGGATTTTTAAAACTTGTTACGTCTTGGAGTTCTATTCCCTCTTCTCCTTCTGCTGGTTCTCCTTCTTCTCCCTCTGTTTCTTTTTTTGGTTTCTTTTGTTTGGCCGGGTCTTTACCGTATTTCTCTTTCTGTTTTTTATATATCTTTCTTCCTAAATGATAAGCAGTGGAAGCACCTAAAGTCGCCTGCCCGAATTGAGATACTTTAGAAATGGCCGCCTCGTAACGTTCCCTCACATCTCCAACTTTAGAAGCGACTATATCGTTCTTATAACTTTCTAAATGTTCATGCGCTTGACGTGCTGATTCAATATAAGCGTTAATATCACTAAATGAAGCCATTTTATAATATAGTAAAATAAATTTATTTGGATGTAAAAATTAATTCTGAAAAAAGTAGGTAGGTAGGGAGATAAAAAAAAGTTCTATAAATTCCAAAAAAAAAAATTGTGTCAAAATGAAAATCTGAAAAATAACTCCCTACCCCCTACCTTTTTAAAATCCTTAAATGAATGATTATTATTTTAAATTAATTAATTTCATTCGTTTAAAACTATTTAAAAAAATAAATTGTAAGATTATTATAAATGAATATCTACACTGAAAAAGTAAACCTCACAAACGCTCGATTCATTATGAATTTAGACACTGATTACCTTATTTCTAATATGTATGATAAGGACGAAGAACCTGAAGATAATTCTTATGATTATAAAGATAGTGTAAATTATATAGAAAAGGTTAAAAATTACTGTAAAAAAATGGTTATTTCTAAAGGTGAGATGAAACAGAAATACTACCACTCTAAGAAATCTAATAATAAAGGCCGCTTGTATGTTCGTGGCTTTGGTCTTCAAAATCTTCAAAATAAAATCAGGGGTTTTCTAGTTCAGGATATTTATAACGATTTCGACATGGTGAATGCTGCTCCTACTATTCTTAACTTTATTCTTAAAAATAAATACCCTCTTAAAAATTATCCTGTTCTAAAAAATTATGTTGATAATCGTAAAAAACTTTTAGAGGCATACAACCTTAAAAAAATTGATATTATTAGATGTATTTTTTCAGATAAGAAAACATTTTCATCTAATAAGTTTCTATCTGCTTTCGATAAAGAAATTAAAACTATTCAGGAAGATATTTATAAACTAGATTTGTTTAATGATCTTAAAGACGAAACTAAAAAAAATATTAAAGGTTCTTACTTATCTAAAGTAATTCATATTTACGAGAATAATATTCTTATGGATTGTAAAAAAAATATTAATTGTTCTGTTCCGATGTTCGACGGTTTCCTCTCTGAAGATACCGAAGAACAATCTTTAAAAATACTTAATAATAATAAGTATGGTATTACATGGATTTCGAAACCTCACGATACATCTATTCAACTCGACGAGGGTCTAGTAATTGAAGACGATGTCAGAGACTATGAATACGCGAAAATAGAATTTGAGAAATCACGTTTTATGATTAAATATCCTCCTATGTTTGGTGAGGAATACGAAAACGAAAAAGGAAAATTAGGAGTTAATATTTCTAAAAAAGCAGACTTCGAAATTATCACTAAACATATTACTTATGATACTATTTTAAGAGGTGTTCCTATTAAATCAGAATTTTTTAAGTCGTGGTTATCTGATGCTGATAGAAGAGAATATCAACGTCTAGACTGGATACCTAATCTTAATTATGATAATGAAAAAGTCTATAATTCTTTCTGCGGTTTAGAAATTAATTCAGAACCAACAAAATTTAAACAGGAAGCAGTCGATATTTTTCTTAATCATTTAAACCACCTCGTAAATTATGACGAGGAATCTTATAATTATTTAGTTAAATATTGGGCTCATTTCTTTCAGAAAACCGATGAGCTCTCTAAAGTGGGTTTATTATTTAAATCTAAACAGGGTTCAGGAAAAGATACTATGATTGATATTATCGAAAAGATAGTAGGTAAAGATTATGTATTTAGAACCGCAGATATTAAACAGGTCTTTGGAGATTTTAATGATAACATACATAAAAAATTAATTCTTCAACTTAACGAAATGGAGGGGTCAGATGGTTTCGCCAATAAAGAAAAGATTAAACATTTAATCTGTGCTAATTCATTCACCGTAAATCCTAAACACTTAAAATCATTCGATACTTCTAATTTTATCAGACCTATTATCTTTTCTAATAACTTAAGACCTATCGATATTCCTGCGGATGATAGGAGGTTCGTTATTTTTAAATGTGCTGATAAAAAAGATTATGAATACTATGCTAAATTACACGCATTAAAAGAAGATAAAGAAGCTTTAAAGTCTATCCTGTCTTATTTTAAATCTGTTGATATTTCAGATTTCGAACCTTCGAAAAATCGACCTATTACCAAAGCGTACGAAGAATTAAAAGAAGCGTCGTTTAATCCCCTGTTTACTTATTTATATGACACTTTTAAGCATGATGATTTTAAAGAAGAGTTCGAGGGCGAATATGTTATACACAAGAAAACTAAAAATATATTAGTTCAGTCTTCCTCTCTTTTTCAACATTTCAGACTTTACTTAGATGAAAACGGCTTAGGAAATTTTAAAACTGATTTCAAGAAGGTTAAAAGTATTCTATCGGAAATCAATATTATTAAGAAAGGTTTTAAGGTTAAAGGTTCAGTGAAAGATTATTATGTTATTAATAAACAGGAACTCATATCACTTCTAGAGAAACATGGTATTTCTCAGGAGGTAGAAGAACTCGACGACGACGACTTCGAATTATAAGACCCTTAAATTAATGAAATTGATTTATTTAAACATGTCAATTAATTAAAACTATTTAAATAAATGACAACTTATTCATTTATAAAATAATGAATACTCAAACACCCCCGACTACTATTTCTCAAATTCGAGATATGTTCTTAAATGATGAAATCACGAGTGACGCAGCCCTTGATTATATAAATACTATTTCTGGCGCAGGAATTCACAGAAATGGAATTCGTCTGATTTATCATGAATACCTGAATGACCCACTCGGACTAAATACCTCAGTTATCGAGAAATATCCGCACTTGGACTCCCCTATACTTCCATTTTCATATATGACTAAAATATTATATTTGTATTTCTCATAAACCGAATTTCTTTTTATAATTTTTAATATTTTCTCTTAAGGAGGTTGAATTCCCCCAGAGCAGGAACATCGAAAGGTAACCTGCTCTAGTCGGGTCATTTGTTTTTAAATCTTTCTGATGTCTTTTTCTATATCTCTCTCTTCTTTCTTTATCTTTATGAATCGTATAATCGCTCATATTTTTGGCCCCGAATGATACTGTTTTAATTCTTTTCGTTTTTTTGTTTTCGAATTTCGCATCATATTTTTTATCTTTCTTGTCCGATTTTGTAACTGATAATAATTTAAAGTCTGACATGTTATATTTATAATATATTTTAAATTGATTCGTCTTTTAGTTTTTTTCACAAAATAAATATATATAATTAATATATACAAATGGAAGAAATTATAGAAGATTATTTAAATAATAATGGTTCTAAATCCGCATCAACTAAAACCACACTCCAGACAGGATTAAAAAGATTAGAAAAGGTTTTAGAAAAGGATTTCGATAAAATAAGAATATCAGATTTTAAGAACGCAGAAAAGATAGTAGATAAAATAACTGACATGTATTCCTTAAATACTACTATTTCAACTATATTAAGTATTAATCGATTTTTACTGTTTAAGAAAGCGAATGTAAAATTAATTAGTCAGTACCGAGAGATATTAAACGAATTAATACAGGAAAGAAATAAGAATTTAGGTAAACAGGAATTTAAAGAAGGAGAAAAAGATAACTGGATGAATTACGAAGATTTAAAAAATCAAGTTGAAGAAAAAGCATCCGATTATTTAGACAATAAAAAATCGTTTACTGATTATAGAAACTTTTTAATATTAAGTTTATTTACACTTATTCCTCCTGCTCGTGTAGGTAACTATTTAAATATGATTAAGAAAGACGGTGACAATATGAAACAGAAAATATCTAGTCTAAATAAGAAATTTAATTATATAGTAAAAAAAGATAACGTATATAGTTTAGTATTTAATCAATATAAGACTGCGAAAGTTTTAGGTAAAGTAATATATGAAATAGAAAATGAAATACTAACTGATTTATTAGATAAGTATTTTTCAGATTATAATAAAGATGATAAGAATAAATTTTTTATGATTAACGCCTCAGGTAAACCGATGACTCAGACTAATTTTACAAATGCTCAGAGCAGTATTACAAAAAAACTTTTTAATAAAAACATAACGAATAATATGTTTAGAAGGATTTTCTTTACTCATTTTCTTTCTACTAATCCGAGCGTAGAAGAAAAACAAAAGATTTTAAGGATTAGTGGTCAGAATTATAAACCCTCACAGGTGGAGAAATATGATAGAAAAATAGGAGTAGAGAAAGAAGGTTCTTCTAAATCCAAAGATGAGGAAATAGAAGAGTTAAAAATGAAAATAGAAGAGTTAAAAAAAGAAGACTAATCAGAATCCTCAGATGAAGTTTCAGTATCAGTCGAAGTATAATCAATTATTTTTAAACCATATACAGGCTCTTTAATTCTAGTTATTTCAAATTCTAACCATTTTCTTTTATTTTTTTTATTGATAATATGAAATATAGTATTTATCGGTATTCCGTATTTTTCTTTAATTTCAGAAGTCATCTTAAACCTTTCGGCTTTCCCTTCGTGTTTAAGTAAAAAATTATAGTAAGATTTAGTTTTTCCTTTTAATGAAGTCATTAGATATAATTATATTTATTCTACATTTTTTTAAATGATTTTAAACTAATGTATTTTATTTCTTTAACTTGCCGAGAATTTTACTATTTTTAGAATGAGTCTTACCGCTCATAATTACCCCATTCGGCATTATATGAGAATTGACGGGTTGTTTTTTAAACTCTTTTAATTCTTTCACTTTCTTGTGTTTGTGCGGTTTTGGTGCTTGTTTCTTACTTCCTGTATGGTAAGGCATTATATAATTATTTTATATTTTTTTTTTATGTTCTTCAAATCTATTTTTCGAAAGTTCAAATATTTCCTCATCCATTTCAACACCGATAAATTTCCTATTAGTATTCATACAAGCGATTCCACAAGTTCCCGAACCCATTGTAAAATCTATTACTGTGTCTCCTTCATTTGAATAAGTCTTTATTAACCATTCTAAAAGTTCTACTGGTTTCTGAGTTCGGTGTATAGTTTTGTGCGAACTTTTATAAAATAAGATTGTGTCCCCTTCATATTCAGGAATTATTGAGGTAGGGTGTCTAGTTCCATCATCTTTATTTTCGGTCGTTTTTGTTAATGGAGCATTATATAAAATACTTTTTTCTGGTCTTGGCCCGTGTGTATAAGGTTTATGACCTGTCGTCTTCTGAGGGTTATAAGTTCCTTGTTTATCTTTAAAAACATAAATATTCTCATGCTGTCTTAAAGGCATTTTATTAGCACTTAAAAAACCCACCTTTTTACTCTTCTTCCATATTAAATCATATTTAAACCATTTAGGGTTACTATGAATTAAAGTATATCCGAATTTAGCAGTACAGAAGAAAATAATTAAAGCGTTAGGTTTCATAATTCTTTTAATATGTTTCCACATTTCCTCTAAATCAATAATCGTATCCCACTTACAAGCAGTCTGCTGATCGGATAAGTCTAAAAAAAAAAGCATTATTGATTTATCTTCTATAGTTGGAAATATATTAAAACAGTCATCGTTATAAATTATTATATTTTCAGTTATATTCATATATTATTTATTATTATTTATATCTTTATTTTTATCCGTATTTTCTATGAATTTTTCAGGCGGTTCTATTTCTAAAGATTTTTTATATAAGTCATCTTGTGACCATAATTTATTTTCAAAATTCCGCCATACTTCTAAATAATCTATACTTAAATACATGAAATCAAATTTAACCTTTTTAGATTCTTTATAAAGTTCTATAAACTTTTTTTCAGAACCTCCGAAAACACTTAACGCCTCTGACATCTTTTTTAATTCACTCTGAGGAGAAACACCCATTAAGAAATATCCTGAGGCGTTCTGTCGTGCGATAACATTTAAATATTTAAATTCCTGACTTACAATAATCAAAGAAAGTTTACCCTCCACTTTCTCATTTCCTATATGTCTATATTTAGTTATTAAACCTGTTAACTTATCTATTCTACCTGTTCTCTTAAAATTAACAGATCCGATAATATCTTCTAATACTAAAAGATATTTATTATCTGTTTCGTCCTGTTCTATCATATCTACTATTTCATCTAATAAATCTTCTGAATAATCACTGAAAACGAAATCGAAATTTTTTATAACAGGTTTGGCTATTTTGTCATTAAAAGCAGTTGAAGATATTAAAATTTTTACGTTGAATATATCTTTATATTTAAACTCAGGATTAAGAGCCAAGTTCATCCATAATAAAGATTTTCCAGCTTTGACTCTGCCGATGATGTAAATACAAAAAGGAACAGTAGGCAGCGGGTATACGTCTATTTCTCCTGCTGTATCTGCTGAAAAGTTTTTTAATGGTAATATTTTTAATTCACTAGTCATACTTATTATTATAAAATATTTTAATTACCTGATTTATACTTTAACATTAACTCCTCTAAAGTCATTCCTAATTTTTCATCATCTATAATAGTTTCTTCTGGTATGGCTTCTAATTCTTTTTCTACTATATCATAATCCTCGACTGTTTCAGTCTGACATAACCATTTAGATTTTAAATCTGCGAATTTAGAAAGTCTATCTGCCTGAAGTTGTAACCGTAACTCTTCCTTCTCTTTTTCTGCTTGTTCTAATTTTCTTTTTAATAATTCCTCCCGATGTTTGGCCGCTTGTTCCTGTTTCTTAGTATTTGCTTTTTTTTTCTGTGTATCTTCCTTCACTTGTTTCTTATTGGCCTTTACTGCTTTTTTCTCCTCCTTGAATAATTTTTTTTTATCTGCTTCCTCCTTTTTCTTTTTTAATTCCTCTCTTTTCTTTTTCATCTTCTCACGACCCGCCGCCAGATTTTGTAACTGCTTTT